GATCCGAGATGCTCATGCCCCTGAGTTGCTTTGCGATCGGCTCGACGGTCTCACGCATGGCGGCACTTGGCTCCTCGACGGCGAGCCCCGGAGCGACCACGCCACCGCCAACGGCGGGCAGCGTCGGGACCGGCACCTTGCCCCACGCGGCGGCGATGAGCAGGCTCGCGGCGATCAGACGCCCGATGATCCCGCTGTGCTGCCGGACGGCTTCGGCGGCTGCGGTGGCCGCAGCGCGGATTTGCCCAGCGTACGGCGCAGCGATGAGAGCAACCGCAGCAGCGACGGCGAGGATGCGTAGGAGTGCATCGGTCGTCATCTCACTTCACCCCGACCTGGAAGAGGCAGAACCGGACCAGCGCCTCGCCCTCGGAGGTCTTGAGCACCGCCGCGACGTGCCGCACGAGCTCGTCGTCAAGCCGCGCGTCGGTCTGCTGAGCGATCCACTCGCACGCGTCCGCGACGACGAGTCCCTTCTTGTACGGGTCGATCTCGCCGATGAACGCACGGGCGTAGTTCACGACCGGCGAGTATTTCTGCAAGAGCCGCAGCGCGTCCCAGAACGACAGCGTCGCGCCGTACTGCGTGATCTCGTCGGGCGTGGCACCGAGCTCGCGGGCGTCCATGGCACGATCTCCGGGGGATTCCCCGAGTCTGCCACGCTATCCCCCTAGCCTTGCAGTTCGTCATTGGCGAACCGCTGGACGATGTCCTTCGCGTTGATCCACCGCAGCATCCCTCCGCTCGGCGTCGTCGCCATCGTGCGATCGCGGCGTTGCTGCTCGGTCCACATCGCCTGCACGCACGTCGCACGGGCGGCTATCTGCGGGGCGAGCGACAGGCTCTCGCGGCTCGCCCGTTCCTCCTCGTCATCGGGGCCAGGATCACGAGGCGGCTTGTAGCGGAGCGAGCGGTCGTGACGTTTCGGCAGATGCCACACGTCGCGCAGGCGTATGAGCTGGTCCTTAGCGATCGTCCAGTGCGTGCAGATTTCCGCCATCGGCATCTGCGATTCCCACTGCACGCGGAGGATCGCGGCGTCAATTGTCGCCGTGTTGCCCGGCATCGCGTGGTGTCCAGTAGGAGACGCACCGGCTTGACGGGTTGAGATACAACCGCCCCGGCATCGTGCGATGAGCACACACGTGCTCGCAGTCCTCGCCGCTGTACCGCATGGCGAGGTAGGCGTCCCTCCGGTAGAGCGCCAGTTGTCCGAAGGCGCTGTTGAATCGCAGAGGCAGCGAGCCGACAGGCGGGTGCCAGTGGTGGAACCACGTCTGGTCGCGACGCCTCCAGTGGCTCTGGCGTGCAGCGAATGCGTCGTAGTGGATCGCGTGCCCGTTGTGCTCCGCCCACGAATAGCTCGCCATGCACGACGCCTCGCGAGCAGCCTCGATATGTGCCACGCTCGTCGCCACGCCGTCCACGCTCCAGCCGCCCCAACTGTCGGAATCAAAGACCACGACAAGGTCAACGGGCTCGCCCTGCCGCACCCACCACTGGCACTGAGTGCGGTACTCGGCGAGTGCGATCGTTCGCTCGGTGGCGATCGTGTGCGAGAGGTGCGGCCGGTGGTTGATGTTCAGAGACACCTGCCGCTGCGTGCCATCGGCCCACGCCGCGAGCACGTCCTTCGTCTCGTCTTCCGAGTCGTTCTCGAACACGTACGCCGACCACGAGCGGAACATCGCGCCCGTCTCTTCGACGAGCCCGAGCGTCTGCGGGAGCCAAGGCATGGCATTGCGAGCGATGGCAACCAGCGAGACTGTCCGCTCGGCGGCGATCTCGCGCCCGATGCGAACGTCGGCGGCGTATTGATCCGCGAACTCCTCGTCGGGCGGGAGCAACACGTCGGGGCGGTGAGCCTCGATGTCGGCGGCGGTGATGGTGAAGGTCGTCATATCCCCACGTCATCCGCCGTCGCCCCGATGGCGAACGGAAAGAACCCTTGAAGGTTCACCGGCCCCGGCGTCGCTTGGAGCCGATGCCACGCCTCGGTCAGCCCCGTGTACCCGTAGTAGTCCTGCTTCATGGCGATCTGCTGCTCGGTCGTGTACGCGAAGTGATCGAACACGAGCCCCGCCGCTTCGGTGCTTTCGATGCTCACGCATCGGTCAAATCCAGTGACGATCGGCGGCTCGTGTCTCAAGAACCGCACGCCCGGCCCCCAACGCCACGCCCGCAGCCATTCAAGTTCGCCGCGTGCCCAGCCAGTCGTCGATGTCAGTAGCTTCGAGGGTCCGACCCAGTAGCGGCACGCGAACCGTGCGGCGGTCGCCACTGGTTGCTGCATCATCAGCCAGTAGATCCGCTCCAGTTGCCACGATTGCCAGAGCTCGTCGCTGTCCACCTGCATGACGACGCCGCCTTCGACGCCTTCGAGAGCGCGGGCGATCATCGAAATCTTGCCGTCCCACGGTGAGTGACGCCACGAGCAGGTCACGTTCGGCGTGTTGTTCACGGCACGCACGTACTCGTGCGTGCCGTCCACACTGACGTAGTCGCGGTGCCACTTGTCGGGCATCGTCTGGCACCACGCCGTGCAGTGCGTCGGTGCCGCGACGCCCTCGACGATCCGCCACTGCCACGGGATCGACAGTTGACGCAACGTCGCGAGGTGCTGCTCGATGTACGGCTCGCCGTTGAGGACGAGCGTGAAGAGCGTCAGCATTTCCAGAGCGGCGACCGCCGCCCCTCCCAGTTGACCGCCTCGACGCCGCAGTGACCGACCGTCATCGGCAGCACGACGCACGACGCGAACTGCTTCGCGAACGACAGGTCACAGAGCTCGGCCGTGCGTGACCACTCCGGGTACAGCGCGTGCCGCCGGTAGAGCTGAAAGAATCCGGCGAACATGGAGGCGTACGCCTTGTTCGGCTTGCCCTCCATGAGTCGCTCGGGCGTGTGGAAATCGACCCGCCTCGCGCCGTAGAGCGTCTCGGGATTCGTCGCGTCCTGCTCGATGATCTGGCGTGCGTTCGTCGGCACCATCACGTCGGCGTCGATCAGCAGATACCACGCATCCGGGTACGCGGCGTGCAAATGCTCTTGTGCGAATCGAATCGCACCCGCCTTGTTGAACGCTGCCCCGTCGGCGTGCCACCCGTCATAGATCAGAGGCGTCGCCTCGAATCGCTGGGCCACGTCAACGCTGGCGTCGTTCGCCTCGGTGACGACGCAGACGCCCGACACCTGACCGGCGAGGCAGTGCAGGCAGTGAGGCAGGTAGTCCGCGTAGTTGACGCTCGTCGTGATCGCGTAGATGTCCATCACTCGGCTCGCTTGATTGCGATGACCTGCCACTCACGGTAGAGCACCTCGACGCACTCGCCGTAGATCGCGAGAAACGCGTCGATCGCGGGCTCCGGCGTCGGTAGGTGCTGCCGGTGCGGGTGCGGATCACGCCACTCGTAGTCGTCCCACACGATGACAGCGCCGACCTTGAGCAGCCGCCACGCGAGCACCGTGTCTTCGAGCACCGTGCGGCCCTCGTGCCCGCCGTCGATGTAGATGCCGTCGAAGAGCCGATGTTCGGCGAGAGCGCGAGCGAGGAATACGTGCGAGCGGCCACGAAACTTCTCGGCACGTCCAGCGAGGTTCGCGTCGAACCGCGCCTCGGGATTCTCAGCCGAGTAGCCGTCGAACGGGCCGCCCCACGTATCCACGCACGTGATCGTGTCGCCGTGCTTCAGTGCTTCATCGAGCATCCAGCACGCAGAGCGGCCCTCGTGCGATCCGATCTCCAGCCAACGGCACGGGTGCGGCAGGCGTGGCAGCACGTGCTCACGCCATGCGTCCGTACGCATCGAGAACCAATCGTGAGTGAACTCGTAGGTCATGTGATCCGCACCGTCGTGCGACCTTCAGTGCCCCACGATTTCTCGACGACGAGCCGCGCCACGTGCGTGTCGTCGCCCATCACGTCTTGCAGCGCGTCTAGGACCGCCTTTCCCAGGTTGTCTACATCGGGACGCGGCAGCGCCGGTGCGGTTGCCTTCACGCCTGACTTCGTGAGGTGCGACTTGGGTCGTGCGAACACGGCGTCGATCACAACGCTGACTGGCCGCGACTGCTCGCGGAGCCCGGCGACGCTTGCCGCCATCGAGATCGCCTGTCGGTAGGCGTGGACCGGGTGGCTCTTCGGCACGTACGCGCGGGCGAACCCGCCCTGCGTTGACACTCGCGGGCGCGGTTGCGGCACCGGATCGCCGGGGATGGAAAGCGTGATGGTCACAGCAGATCGAGCCCGTGCTCCGCACACTGACTCCGCAGCCACTCGCGGAGCTCTTGGTACGCCACCTCCACGTCGTGGCCGAGCTCGCCACCCTTGATCTCGGTGGCGAGGTGGTCATCGAGCAGGATGACGATCGACTTCGCCCGCGAGCCCTCGACGCAGTCGCGGAACTCGCCCTCGTCCTCGGGCAATCGGAATCTCAGCGTGGCGGTCGGCATTCCGGCATCGTGCATGGCGCGTCAAGTTCGCTGACCACGCTCCGTATCCAGTCGAGGTAGAGAACCACGCGGGTGTGCCCGCTCTCTTCGCCGAGGACGTACCTCGTCTTTCCGCCGATGCGGGCGACGTAGGAGTTCACGCCCACGAGCCGCGTGCTGCCGTCGATCGCCGTTGCCCAGAGCGGGCCGCCCGAGTCGCCCGGCGCGATGCACGCCGGGAGCGGTCCAGCGTCGGGCGTCCTGCGAATCGGGCAGACGTAGACGCCGTGCTCGATCGACCCGAGGACGCACGTCCCGGCCCGCAGACGCTGATCGCCTCCCGTGAGCCCGCGAGTGAGCGTTCCCGTCATCCCGTACCCCGCAGCGGCGGCGACGCTGCCGAGACGCTCAGTGCCGTCAGCGAGCCGTGGGTACACGTCTGCGTGCCGGTGCTGTCCGAGTCGCACCAGGGCGATGTCGTGCCACCCGTGAACGCCGGTCCATTCGGGATGCCGCACGACGCGGTCGCACGCGAGTCGCTCACCGCCGAGCACGACGGTCACCGCCGTCATCTCGTGCGGGACGTGTGCCGCCGTGAGCACCCAGTGCGGCGAGATGAGCGTGCCAGAACCAGCGAGCGGCACGCCCTCGGCGTTGTTGCCGACGACCCGCACGACGTAGCCCGAGAACGTCGCACCGTAGTCGAGGTAGCGGCCGTCGCCCTTCGACTCGTCAATCGTGGCGGCAGACGCCGCGAGGGCCGACACGGCGATGAGAGTCGCCACGAGTCGCATGCCCGATCATGGCACGCGAGGCTAGTAGCCTTGCAGTTAGCCATGTGTTCCCAGCCGACAGTCTCGCCGTAGCCATGTGCGTGTTGTGAGAACCAACGGATGCAGGAGACGGCTCGGCACCGTCATGTGTGTTGTCTTCGTTCATCGTTCGCCGCTCCTGATCCTGCGTGTTCTCACTTCGTCCGCTCCAGTAGGTCGCAGATCGCTTCGTAATCTTCAATCTGCTGCATTGTCATGTCGTTGTGATCCATGTCGCGGAACGCGATCCTCGCCCTGTCCAGCGCCTCCCGCTCCGCTTCAGTCAGCGTCCCGTCCATAGTCACCGTCACCGCACCGTCGCACACCGACAGCGTGGCGTCCTGATCCGCGAGTCGGCGGATGGCGTTCTTGAGCCGCTCGTTTTCGGCCCGTGCGTCCCACAGGGCGGCCGTCGCCTCCCAGTCGCCAGCCTCTTTCAGTCGGTCGATAGTGTCCTGCCATGCCCGTTGGGTGCCGCGCTGAGAACCAAGCATTGGAGCAGACCCGGCATCGTCTTGTGTCATATCAACGTCCTTTCTCGGGCTGCTCAATGCAGCCGTTCTCAAAAACGACCCCGGCGGGTTCGGCGGGCCGCTTTATCGGTGCGGTGCCTGCCCGCCGGGATCGCTGTGCTGCTCACCTCGTCATCCACATCAGCCCCCAGTTCGCCGCGCCGTAGCTCGCCCACACGACGAATCCGGCGGGCGAGCCCTTCATCCACTGCTCGATGGCGACGGCCCAGTAGATCAGCGAGACGACGAAGAGCAGCGGTGCGCTCATCCGTACACCCCTCCGTAGCAGATGGGCTGCACCTTCGTCACACGCCGCTGGTATCGCTCGTCCTCGCTCCATCCCTCGCGGATCGGCCGGGCTCGCTCCTCGGTCCAATCGTCGAGGCGCAGATCCTCGCACGTCACAAGATCATCGACCTCGTCGATCGCCTTACGCTCTCGCTTCTCTCGCACGACGTGATCGCGTCGCCCCATCTTGAAGCGACGCGCCGTCGCCCAGACCGTATTCGCCGATACGCCGAGACGCTGGGCGATGTCCTCGACCGTGAGCGTCTCGTCGTGCCAGAGCCTGAAGAGCAGGGCAGCGTCCTTGATCCGTGGATAAGCCATGTTGCACCTCCTCAGTCGTTCGAGAGCGGCATGATCACGCCAGTGCAGTCGTCGCACCGCAACAAGCACGCCGACTGCGGGTCCACGAGCTCGATCGTCACGTTCGGGTCATCCTCGTTCGTGAGTCCACGCAGCCACTCGACGACGAACACGGGATCGAGCTTGACCTTCACCGGGTCGCCGCCACTGACCACGTCGCTCGTCACGTCGCTCTGGCCGTACTCGCTCGACTGACCGTGAAGCGTCACGCCGTCGCCGCTGAAGGTGAACTCGACGCCCTTCGACTGCTCGCTCGTCACGATCGCCGCCGCCCTGGTCGCCGCGAGCAGATCGTCCCGAGCCACGACCGTCTCGATCGCACCGTCCCGGTCCTTCGGCAGCACGTCACGCCAGCGGGGGAAACGCCCGGCGATCTGACGAGCCGTCACGACGCAGCCGGGTAGCGTGGCAACGAGCTCGTGTTCGCTCGCCTCCAGTTGCACGGCGTCGTCGCCACGGGACGCCACGCTCGCGAGTGACGCGAGCACCCTCGCCGGTACGAGGGCCGAGCCGTCGTCCACTGCTTGGTCGTGCTCGACCGCCACGTGCGAGAGACGACGCCCGTCGGTCGCCACGAACGAGCAGTCGCCGCCGAGCACCTCGATGAGCACCGCGCCGAGGGCGTAGCGGCTGGAGTCGTTGTCGGTCGCGTAGACGCACGCCTTCACCGCCCTGGCAAACTGGTCGCACGGGACTCGCACGAGCGTTCTGAGCGGCTCGTGTTTCCACTCGGGCCACTCGGCGGCGCTCTCGACCGGAAGCCGCCACGTGCCACGCCCGGCGGTCACGACGCACGACGTGCCGTCAGGCGTGATCGTCACCTCCTCGGAGCGAGCCTCGGCGAGGATCGCCCGCAGGCGAGCATGCGGCAGGAGCAGCGGCTCGCCGTGGTAGTCGATCTCGACCGCGATCTGGAGCTCCAAGTCAGTCGCCGTGAGTGTGCCATCGCCAATTCGGATGCACGCGAGCACCGGCTTCGCCGGTCGCGTCGGCACCGCTGCGGACACGTCCGCGAGCGCTGTCTTGAGCGTGGCGGCCGGTAGCGTGATGCCAGTACTCCTTCGCCTCTTCGTAGCTGTTGCCGTCATGTCCTCTCCTCCTGAGTGACGCACCAACAAGGATCCCGAGGGCGAACGTCGCCGACTGGATCACGATCCCGATTGCGATGATTGCGAGCTCGCTCATGCCGCGCCGCCTTTTTTCTCGGTGAGAATCCCCGCGATTTCGCGGCTGCTCATTCCGGCTTCACGGCAGCGGATGATGGCCTCGATGACACGCTGCTCCTCTTCGACGGGAACGAGCGTCGTGCCGTCTTCACCGAGGCTCCACCCGAACGGCACCTGTCCGCACCGCTCACCGGCGCGACGCTTGGCGGCCATCGCTGACTTCGTCCGCTGACGGATCAGTCCTCGCTCAAACTCGGCGGCGGCGGCCATCACCGATCGCATCCAGGCGTCCTGCTCGCATTCGACGTTGCGAAGCTCGGCCCGCTCCAGGGCTATCGCCTGACGAGCGAGACGCTCGTCTCGCTCTTTCACCTGCGACTTGAGTACCGTCATCGCCAGCGAAGCCTGCTCGAAGACGACCCGCGACGCGTCATCCGTGTCGTCGTCCCACGAGCGACGAAAGCACGCCGAGTGAATCGCGTTGATTTCACGCCTCGTCATCGGATGCCTCCAGCGATTCGAGGGTCGGGATGATTGAGTTCGCCCGGCCGTCGCGCCATTCGACCCAGCCACGCTTCCGCAACGGACGCAAGTGGCACAGAGCGCCCTCGGGCGATGCGAAGCCGAACGCCACGCAGATGTCGCGGACGCCGCAGCCGATGCGCTCGCGGGCGTGGTGGTCGCGTATCCAACGCCAGACCTCGCGCTGGCGGTCGGTGATGGGCGGGAGTGTGGTGGCGGTCATGTGCTCAATCCTTGAGTGCGAGCGGCGTCCTGCCTTGGATGCCTTCTGTCGTGAACGCTGGCGTCACGCCGCCGCCGTCGTTCACACGACCGAACTGCGGCTTGATGCCGCACAGGCGCTCCTTCGCGTAGGCGAGGATGCGTAGACACGTCGTGCTGTGCAGTTGCGGGAAGTTCTCGTCGGAGAACACAGCGTGCCGGATGGTTTCGTACTCGTTCGGTTGAGCGCGATCGACCCACTCCATCATCTCGTTGCACTTCTGCCGATCACGCTCGTCGCTGATGTTCCATTCGGTCTTCTTCTCCATCGGACGAGTGACACGTAGCGCCGCCCTCCGCAGAGCGTCGAGGTCGCGGTAGGCGTCGAGCATCCACTTGAGTTGCGGGTAGATCGAATCGTGCGTCCGCTTGGCGTTGCGGATCGCGTCATAGAGCGTGTCCTGGTCGAGACCAGACAGGTCGTCGTTCCAGAGGCGCTTTTCCTCCTCGGTGAACTGGGCGACCGGCCAGAGCTGGTTGATCGCAGCTTTGTTCTCATCCCACGTGCGGTTCATAGGTTCCCTCCTGCCGGTTGCCTCGGTCGCGATCTCGTGCTGCCCTTCGGGTCGGCGAACTCGCCAGCTCTGATCCTGTCCACGAAGTCAAAGAAACGGGTGACCGGGAGCGGTCGGTCGAAGAACTGGCGGCTCGGCAGGCGGGCGAGAGCCTCGCGGGCTCGCTCAAGCCACCCTGGCGACGCCGCGAGATCCACCCAGCCGTCAGGCGGCGTCAGGTGCGGCCATGGCTCGGCCCGCTCGGTGACGTTCCACGCCGCCACGAACCGCTGCCACTCGGTTGCCGCCCATCCCGGCTGGCGAAAGTCGTCGCCGCCGTGTGTGTGTGTGTGTTCTTCTCTCTTCTCTCTCTCTGCCTCTTCTCTTCTCTTCTCTGGTTGCGCTTCTGTTGCGCTGTGTGCGCAACGGGCTCTCTTCATCCGCGTTTTCGCAAGCGCCCGAGTCTTCGCAGGCTGCCCGTTATGCCTCCCAAAGTTCGCAAATAAGACACCATTGTCCTTGGCTTGGATCCAGCCAGACTCCTGCATTGCTCCTGCGAATCCGACGACACCGACGAACTCGTCAATCCACTCAGCGTCGAGCCCTTCAGCGAATCCATCAGACAGGTGCGTGTCCGCCCACGCCCACAGTCGGTGCAGTTTGCCGACGATAGAGTCAACTTCGAGACCGGTGGCACGGCGAATCCGAATCACCGCCGGGTCGCCACCGAGGTCGTTGCGCATCTTGATCCAGTCACCGGCCATGAAGCTCCTCCATCGGCCGTAGGTTGGAGTGCGGAACGAAGTAAGCCTTCGGGCGTCCACCGTAAGACCGCAGCCACTCGCCACGCTTCGCCTCGTGTCCGTACAGGTATCCGCGAACTCGGTACTCAGGACACTTTCCGGTCACAAGAACCCACGGCGTCGAGTCGTCGTCTTGTGGCCTGACCAGAAGCTCGAAATCGTGCCTGCTGCGGGTGCGCACCTGGAGTCCGGGAAGATCGTTCGCCTTCCATGTATTGACGCTGCCGTCCCAGAAAACACCCAGAAGTTTCGCGACAGCTATCTCGCCGCATGCTCCCTCAATGTGTTCGCTCCATCCCGCCCCGTCATACCCGTGGCGGTCTTGTTTTCCAGCTTTTACAGCAGACAACTGCCGCATGCCGCCGACAGCATTTGCCATCAGAACCTCATGCCATGTCAGCGTCACCGTGCCGCTTTCATGCTCGCCGCTCATGTGAGCCTCCTTGCTCTCTTTCCATTCCGCCCCGCTGCGTCGAAGCGGCATCGTGCCTGCCACGAGGGCGGCGTCGCTCAGACTGCGTCCGTCTTGTTCCTAAACTGCACTCGCCCTCGCCCGCTCCTGACCTCAAGGTCGATGACTATGGCTGGCTTGCTGTACTTTCCCTCGCCCTGAATGCCCCTCTTAGTAGTGTTCCTGGTTCCGTTTAGTAACGCTTGGCGACGGCGTTCCCGAGACGCACGGTTGTTGCGAAGTCGTGCCGCAAACGTCTTTGACGGCCTTGGCTTTTTCAGCTCAAACCCAGCCACAGGCACCACAGAACGCCCCCTATCAAAGTTTTCGATTAGGTCGCGCATTTCCGAGCTCAACGCAAACCTTTCGACTCGTCGCGTTCCGTCTGCGGCTGGTAGCTCGACGTACGCAATGCTTCGCCAAAACAAGACCTTAGTTGCGGAAAACTGCCTCTTGCACGCCTGCGCAAAAACGCAGCATCCAGGATCCTTGGGCGTGGCGCTGTTCAGGTCTTCGGGCTGAATAAACACACGCAAGTCCTTGTCGGCATCAATCACTTCAATATCACCCCAATGCCGTCGAATCTCTTCCATCGACTTGGTTTTGCGAGGCAGAGCTTTTGCCTTACCCTTTGGCATCTCTCGTCTCCTTTGCTTTCTATTTCCGTTCGCCACTCTCGGCCGAACGTCAACGCGACGCCGGTCTGATCACTGAACGCGCCGATAGACAATCGTCCGCCCCTTGCCCGACTTCGGGCTTTCGCTGTGATGCACTAGAAACTGCGGCACAAACCACGATGCAGCGTCACCCTTGAAATGACACCGTCGCTCGTCCTCTTGTTGCTCTGTCCACTGCGACTTGATTGACGAGCACATCGCCTCGATTTCATCTGGCGACGGCCTCTCAACGTCTTTGATCGAGGCTTGTCTTTTCATGCCCTCACCCTCCAAACCGTCGCAGCCCTTCCGCTTCTGTTCTTCCTCGTCCCGGCCTCGGCAACTAGCCCGAGCCGCACAAGCTCGATCCGCCTTGGCCGCTGCGTAGACGGGTTCATCGCCAGCCTGTTCGCCATCTCCTCGTCCGTGAGCCCGCCCGGCGTTTCGCGAAGCAGGTCAAGCACGACGCGCTGGAGATCTGTCACCAAGTCGCCGTCGAGCGAGTCAGCCGCCGCCGCAGATGTCACGCTGCCGCGAGCCGATGGTGGTCGCGGTGCGAAGAGCGGGAGGTCGGCGCACCGCGAAATCGTGTCGAGGTGGAAAGCGTCGTTGCTCATGTTCACGTCCTTGTGTATTGGCGGCGTGACGTGCCGCTGACGATCGAGTCACCGCCGGAAGCAGGCGGCCTCGACTGCGGTGGTTACTCGCGACTCGCCGCGACGCGACCCATGCAGCCGATGTGTGCAGCCGATGTGTGCAGCCGCTGCGGCCAGGGCGGGCCGGTGTGTTTCCTCCTAGCCGTCGCTCATCGGTCCAGGCTTTCCACCAGGTCTCGCGCCGATGTACTCCTTGTCCGGGTCGAAAACTGGACGCTCGAACTTCGGTTCGTGCTCACGAATCCACCCCCGGACGAGTTTCGCGTACTCGATCGCCTCTGCCATGAGCTTCTCGCGGTTGCACCTAGGTTGAGCGACGATGTACTCCAGGCGACCGACCACGATGTCCATCGCTGAGCCAGGGCCGATGACCGATCGCTCGCCGGTCTTGATCTGCCAGTTCACGACGCGACCTCCTCAGAAAGGGACGACATCGTCGTCGAGCATCTCGGTCACCCGCGCCGCCTGCGTCCTCGGCTTCGCCGCCGCCTTCGGCCGGGCGTCGCCGGTCCGCTCGATGTACCGCTTCACGGTCGCCGAGACCTTCCCGGCCTTCGACGTGTAGTGACTGAGCTCCACCTCGATCGTCTGACCGATCACGTCGTCGGGCGTGAGCGACAGCGTCTCGCCGTGCGGGATGATGCCGATCGCCGCAGCGAGCTGCTTCGCCCGCCACGCGAGCGACTTCGACTGCGGGAGGTCGTCGAAGACGAACTTGAACCGCCCTTCAAGGTCGCTGAGCCGCAGCTTCAGGCAGAACCCATCGGGGTTGTCGTCGCTCCGCTTGTACTCGTTCGGTCCCTCCTCGGCGTGCTTCACGATCATCGTGTGCTTGCCGACCGGCATGATCTGCCGCTCGGTCGTCGCCACTGCGGGCGGCGCGTCGAACTCCTCTCCGATGTCCCACTTCATGGGGTCTGTCTCCTGTAGGGTCCGTCCTCACTCAGCGGCAGCAACGACTGCCGCTTGTCCGTCCACGCGAGCGGTGATCGCATCGGTCAGCGACTCCCACTCGGCACTCGTCAACTTGCCCTCGGCGAG